AGTAAGCAGCGTGGTGAAGCTGACGAAATCCGGCAAGATTGACGGTCGCACGAAGGAAGGGCGGAAGCGTGGGCCTGCTTGATCTGCCAATCGGCGGCGGCGTTTTCGACAGGCTGGAAGGGATGTAAATGTCGTTAACAACCTACGCTGAGCTTCAAGCCTCGATTGCCGATTGGCTTATCAGGTCCGACCTGACGGCGGTCATTCCCGACTTCATTTCGCTGACTGAGGCGGAAATCCAGCGGGATTTGACGCACTGGCGAATGTACAAGCGCGACACGCTGTCGGTGTCGTCTCGCTACACGACCCTGCCGACTGACTTCCTGGAGCCGATCAGGTTCGAGATTGACGGCCAGGAGAAGCCGCTGGAGGTAACGGGCATCAACGAATTGCAGGCCCGGCGTCATTCGAACGCGGACACGGCGAGCTTGCCCTTGTTGGTCGCGCTGACGGCGGGTGAGTTCGAGGTCTGGCCGACGCCGGGCGAAACGTACACGATGAGCCTTGTCTATCGCTATGACTTCCCGGCTCTGAGCGACAGCAACACGAGCAACTGGCTTCTGGCGGAAGCGCCTGACGTGTACCTGTACGGGGCTCTTTCCCAAGCGGCCCCGTATCTGGTGGACGACCCGAGATTGCCGGTGTGGCAGTCGAAATATGGAAACGCCATGAACGGATTGCAGATGTCGAGCGACCGCGCGCGGTTCGGCGGCAATATGAAATTGAGGTCGAAGTAATGGCTGACGCCGGATCAAACGGTTCGTCCGTGGTTTTTGTGAAACCCTAGTCGTCTTTCGGCATCGAGGCGCGCTGATATGGCGTGCCCCAGACACTTGAAGCGACCAAGAAAGTGGAGTTTTCCGTTCAAGCGGATGTCAGCGGTCCATCGTGACCTGTTGGCTTGGTAGCGAACGCCGACCATCCCTGATGTGTTGGCCTTGCTTATGGCCATGTTCTTCGAGTTTTCGGAAGGTGTTGCAAGCCGAAGGTTGCAAACATTTAGTGCTGTGAATGCTTCGCGTCCGCCATATCGAGCGTTGAACATTCTGGCTTTCATCTCCGGCGTCCGTGTGCCGGGTTCGAACATGTCGGGCGTGGCAATACGCCAAAACAAATGGCCTGTGCTCGGGTCGTAGCGAAGAAACTGCCGAACAATGTCTGGGCTTGGCACTGACATTTGGGGATTTCCTTTGGCTGACTTGCAATAGGAGGACTAACACATGGCGGATACTTTAACCAGCACTTACTCTTTCACGAAACCGGAGGTGTCTTCCAGCGAAGGCACTTGGGGCGGAAAGCTCAATACCAACCTTGACGACCTCGACGACTTGCTTGACGGCACGACGGTTTTGACCGGCCCGAAGCTGGACGCAACGTCGCTGTTCGTGGACAATGCCGACAACACCAAGGCGGTTCAGTTCACCATTTCGGGGGTGACGACGGGCACCACGCGGGCTTGGGCGTTCCCTGACGTTGCAGACACGTTCGTGGGTCTCGCGGCGACGCAGACGTTGACGAACAAGACGCTGACGGCCCCGGTACTGACCAATGCCACGGGCACCGCGGTGACGAACAACGGCAGCATCTACGCCACCTATGGCGGCACTGCCGATGTTGTGACCCTGACCACGGGGGCGAGCCTGTCGGCGTTGACCACGGGCCAGGAATTCCGCTTCCGAGCCACGGCGGCGAACACCGGGGCGACAACCATCAACGTCGACGCCATCGGGGCGCTCACGGCGAAAACCCCGACCGGTGCCGCGCTGCCGGCGGGCTTCATCCGCACCGACGTGGACACGGTTTGCCGCTATGACGGCACGGACATCATCGTTTCACGCGCTGTGGAGACGGACGCGGGCGATGATTGGGTCAAGTATGAAAACGGCATCATGGAGGTGTGGGGGAACATTGAATTGAGCTATACCGGCGTTGCACAGTGTGACGCGACATGGACTTATCCCGAAGCGTTCGCCGCGGCTCCGAACATCACGGGGACGATTGACATCGGTGGGTCCAGCTTTACGCCGAATGCAACGGAGGTGCTCCCGCCCCAAACGACCGGAACGCCTACGACAACGCAGGCAAACATTCGTTGTCAACGTATCCTCGGGTTGACGGACTTCGCCCCGACAGACGACGTGCGGGTGAACATGCGCGCAATCGGGACTTGGTACTAATGGCCCTTGTGCCTCTGCAAGTCCCGCCCGGCGTGAGTTCGAACGGGACTGACCTTCAGAACGTCGGGAGGTGGATCGACGCATCCCTTGTGCGGTGGCACGAAGGCACGGTGCGCCCGGTCAGCGGATGGTCGGCGCGAACGGCAAGCACGACGAATGCCGCGCCGCGTGGGTGCATTGCGTGGACGGATTTGAGCGACGCCACCAACATCGCTCTTGGAACGTACAACAAGCTTTATCATTTGTCGGTCGGCGGCACGTTGTCCGACATCACGCCGGTGGGGCTGACGGCGGGCCAGGAAGATGCAACCTTGAACACGGGTTACGGCGGCGGGTTCTACGGGGCGGGGTTCTACGGCACGCCGCGGCTGACGAGTTCATCGTATGTCCCGGCGACGACGTGGGCGCTCGACAATTGGGGTGAGAACCTCATTGCGTGTTCGGATTCGGACGGCAAGATTTATGAATGGAGTTTGGTCACGACTGTTCTGCCGACTGCGGTAACGAACGCGCCGACAAACAACGCGACGGCATTTGTGACGGAAGAACGCTTTCTGGTGGCGCTGGGCGCTGGTGGCGACCCGCGCAAGGTCCAGTGGAGCGACAAGGAAGACAACACGGTCTGGACCGCGGCGGCGACGAACGAAGCCGGAGACTTTAACCTGCAAACCAACGGCTCGATTCGCCAGGGGATGCGGGTTCGGGGACAATCGTTGATCCTGACGGACGTTGACGCGCACACGATGAACTACATCGGTCCGCAACTGGTGTACGGGTTTCAACGGGTCGGGTCGGCGTGCGGGACGATTTCACGGAAGGCGGCGACGGTTTCCAATGGTGTGGCCTATTGGATGGGGCCGAACGGGTTTTTCCGGTACGCGGGTGGTGGTGTCGAGGAAATCCCCTGTTCCGTTACGGACTACGTGTTTTCGAACGTCACGGGGTCGCAGGTGTCGAAAATCTGGGCCGTGCCGAACACGAAATTCAATGAGATATGGTGGTTTTACCCGCAAGGCTCCGAGTGCGACCACTACGTAGTTTACAATTATGCGGAAAATCACTGGTCTGTCGGTGTCTTGGGGCGGACGGCGGGAACAGACGGCGGTGTGGTCACAGTGCCGGTTTACGCTGCCGCGGATGGCGCGATTTACGACCACGAGACGGGGAACAACTACGACGGGGCAGAGGTGTTCGCAGAGGCGTTGAACTTCACGGGCGACACGGTGTCGGCGGTGACGCACCTCATCCCCGATGAGGACACCCAAGGCGATGTCACGGTGACGTTCAAGACGCGGTACTACCCGAACGACACCGAGTACACGCACGGGCCTTACACGATGGCTTCGCCCACGAGCGTGCGGTTTTCGGGGCGGCAAATCCGGTCACGGATCACCGGCAACGCGTTGGCAAGCTGGCGCTGGGGCATTCCCCGGATTGACATGAAACAGATGGGCGGACGATGAGACTTCGCCAGCCGAGTGCGGTTTACAACCCGCTGCACGAAATCCAGCGCAACCAGGACATTGAACAGGCCGACGCGGAGAACCACAAGCGAAACCGCGATGTCGAGATAGGGCCAGCAAGGCTGATCCTGACCGACGATAACGGGATAAGATACGAGGTTTACGTTGACACGAACGGCAATCTTCAAGCCGACCCAATCGGGGACGCGATAGTGGTAGACCTGACGCGTGATGCGTTCGGACGGGCGCGAATTTCAAACCCCCAGACCTTGTTCGACAGCAAGCAATTGTTTGACGATGCGCCGTTGTTCTTTGACGACAGCGAAACCAGCGGGTCCGGCACAAGTTCTTCGCATTCGACGGACAAGGCCGCAACGACGATGGGGGTGGCCGCGACCACGGCGGGAACACGGGTGCGGCAGACGTTCCAGCGGTTCAACTACCAGCCGGGGAAGGGCCAATTGGTCCTTGTCACCGGCAACCTTGAAGCGACCGGCGGTGGAACCGGCATCCAGACGAAAATGGGGTATTTTGACGATCAGAACGGTTTTTTCCTGATGAATGACGAGGGAACGCCGACCTTCGTCAAGCGGTCATACATCACCGGGTCTGCCGTTGATACTGAGGTGGCGCAATCGTCGTGGAACGGGGACAAGCTGGACGGCACCGGGGCGTCTGGAAAAACAATTGACCTTAGCAAGTCGCAAATCATGTGGACGGCGTTCGAGTGGTTGGGTGTTGGAAGCGCATTTGTCGGGGTTGTCATCGACGGTGCTTTCATTCTTTGCCACACGTTCAACCACGCAAATGAAATCGCCTCGACGTACATGAGCACGCCGAACCTGCCGATCCGTTACGAGATCAGCAACGACGGCACCGGGGTGGCAAGCACGATGGAACACATCTGCTCAACGGTTATCAGCGAGGGCGGCATCCAGGAAAACGGCTCTCTGCGGTACAAATCGACCGAGGGGACGCACGTCAACGCTGACACGGCAAATGCAATTTATGCTATTGTTGGTTTGCGTCTGAAATCCACGCACACGGATGCGGTGGTGAACTTGCAGAACGTCACGTCGATTGTCCAGACTTCGGACGATTACGAGTGGATGCTGATTTTCAACCCGACGGTCGCAGGGACGTTCACCTATTCGGACGAAACCAATAGCTCTTGCCAGACAGCGACGGGTGCCACCGCTAACACGGTAACGGGTGGCACCATCATCGACGGCGGGTTTGTGAAGGCGGGCAACCAAGGCGCGTCTGTCTCATCTTCTGTGAGTAACGCGCTGCGCTTGGGGTCAAGCATTGCCGGAACGGTGGACGAAGTTGTTTTGTGTGTGCGGCCTTTGGCCACGAATGCCGACGTTGAAGGCTCGATAACGTGGCGGGAATTGGCGTGAAGGATACCATCCTCGACCAGCGGCTAGAACGGTGCCGCCCGTGGATAGAGAAGAGTCTGAAGTACTCGAACAAGACGCACACGTTCGAGGATGTCTGCCACGGGGTTTACGATGGCCGGATGCAACTCTGGGCTGGCGAACACGCTTGCTTGGTTTCGGAGATACTGAACTTCCCGCAACGGCGGGTCGGAAATGCCTTCCTGGCGGGGGGCGACACTGGAAAGGGCCTGCAACAACTGTTCGACATGGCCGAGAATATGACCGATTGGGCGCGTTCCCAAGGTTGTGATGGGTTGATGTTGACAGGGCGGCACGGATGGGCGCGGCGGTTGCCCGACTGGACGGAACGCTGGACCGTTCTAACGAAGGATATTTGACATGGGCGGAAGTCAGACCACGGAAACGACGTTTCCAGACTGGATCAACGAACCGGCGAAGCGGGCCATTCGCAAGGGCGAGGAAGTCGGCAAGGTCGGCTATGTGCCTTACGCCGGGCCGGATGTTGCTGCGTTCACGCCGATGCAGAACGCGGCTTTCAGGGGCACAAACGAGATGGCCGGGGCGTTCGGAATGCCGACCGGCAAGAACCCGATGCCTCGCGCGCAAGAGTACGCAGGCGGCATTCAAGGCTATGGATCGTATGACCTATACAACCAGAGCCTCGCTCAGCTTGCTCAGAACGACCCGGGTCAGTTCGGCCTTCTGAACAGCTTCTTTTACAACCCGAAGTACGAGAACCAGTGGAAGAAAAAGGGCGGCAAGGGCGATAAGAAAAAGGGGATCAGGTAGATGGGTTCGAGCGGCGGCGGCGGCTTTAACAACGTCAACATCACGCGCGGTTCGTACCAGCCCACGATGGGCGCGCGCACTCCGAATGCGCCTGCGGTCAAGCCGGGCGCGAACCAATTCACTGGTGTGAATGCGGACACCGGTCCGAACGTGTTCAACCAATCGGCGCGAAATATCCAGCAAGCGCAGAACAGGTTCCGCAACCCCGGGCAATTGGGCGGTAACAACCTCAACCAGTACATGAACCCGTACACGACCGGCGCGATCAACGCGACGATGGGCGACATTGACCGTAATCGGCAGATGCAGGTGAACCAGTTGGGCGCGAACGCTCAACAAGCTGGCGCGTTCGGCGGTTCTCGGCATGGTGTAGCGGAGGCGTTGACGAATGAGGCTGCAACACGGCAAATGGCCGACACTTCGGCGCAGATGCGCAATCAAGGTTGGGGCCAGGCCCAGCAAGCGAAGATGTTCGACATCGGCAATACGATGCAGGCCGGTCAAAACCTTGCCAATCTCGGGCAGCAGCAGTTCGGCATTGGTCAGGCGATCAACCAGCAGCAGCAGCAACAGGGCGCGATGCAGCAAGCCTTGCAGCAGCAACTTATCAACGCCGGCAAATCACAGTTCCAGGGGTTTACCGGAGCGCCCGGTCAAAGTCTGCAATACCCGCTTGCCGCGTTGGGCACGGTGTGAAGTTCGGTCCGCGGGTGGAGTTTGCTGGTCCGCGGCCGGTAGAATGGAACACTGACCGCGCGGGCCTGGATGGAATTGATCCGAACGTTCTCAAGGCCCTTGAGGAAGCGGCTTATGCCGCGAATGCGTCTGGTGATCGGTACGTTCCTACGCTGGAAATGTGGTCAGGGGCCGACAACCACAGCCGGAACCACGCGGGACACGCCGCGGACATTGGCTTCATTGATAGCGAGGGCGTGCCGCTTTCGTGGAATGACCCTTGGGTGCAGAACTACACGGTTGAGGCTGCGCGCCGCGGTATCCGCCAGATTGGCGCTGGCCCGGCATACATGCGGCGGTACGGTGAAGGGCGCGTTCCGACGCAAGGCGACCGCATCCACATTGGCGGCATTACCCCGGGTTACGACAGTCAGGGCCGGGTTCGGACGTGGAGCGACAGCGACCCGGAATGGGGGTCTGATTACTCCGGTGGTATTTCCGGCGATCAGGCTTGGCTGGCGAGGCTGCAAGCGGCGATCAATGATCCGGTTGAGCTTGGGGCGGTCATCGGTGGTCCAGCGCGCATTCCGAGCGTGGAGGAACAATTGGCCAAGGGCGGCGCAGACGTTATCCCGGTCGAACCTTCTGGTTATGTCGCGGACGCGCCGCGCGAATTGGCGATTTGGGGCGGGCACAAGGGCTTTGACAAAGAGGGAAACGACCTAGGCTTCTGGCACGACTTCGGTAGCGGGCACTTGCGGTCGCATCCGGGGCCGAAGGGCATGGGATACGCCGATTATTCGCATTTCGGGCGTCCTACATCGTTCAAAAAGATGCCGGGCGGCGTCAAGGTGGGCGAACGCGACGGCAAAGACGTGTGGATGGCCCCGAAGCCGGAATACGACGAGAACGGACAGCCGTTTTCGCGGTCCAGCTACCTCGATTGGGTGAAGCGCAACGGCTACCTGATTCCGACCGAACAGGAAATGCAGAATTTCGTGGCGCAGGCGCAGCCGGTGAAAATGCCGACCCTGCCGAACGGCGGCAAGCCGGGCGACCGTATCAGC